TATCTGCCAGCAGCATCAACTTGTTTGCGGCAGAGCCTGCAATGTGGGTAATGCAAAAGCTGGCCAAGCGCAGCACGCAAGCCGGTCCGGCAGCGCATCGTGGCACCGCATCAGAAAGCGGGATTGTCATGGGGCTGCTTAATCCAGATGCTCCGATAGTAGAATGCCAGCAGCACGCCCTTAATGAGTTTGATAAGCTGATCGGCATTGATGTTGATGGTAAGGCTGCGAAAGAACGCGCCGCCATTATGAACATTGTTGAAAACGGCATCAAAAAACTGCGCGTGGCAGGTATCCCAGATTGGGTGCAGCAGCGCATTGAGATTAATTTGCCTGGGGTGGCAGTACCGTTCATTGGCTACGTAGATGTGGCTTGGACCAAGACACACGGCATCGTGCTTGACATAAAAACCAAGCTGCGTGCAGTGAATGCGATTGAAGAAGCACACAATCGGCAAGTTAGCCTTTACCTATACGGCACCAACATGACCGGCCGTGTGTGCTATATTACACCGCGTGACGCTGAGATTTTCACGATTGAGAATGCAGCAGATCACGTTGAGCAAGCGCGCCAAATCGCGCTTCGCATCCAGAATTTCCTGTCGTTGTCAGACGATACCGAGAAACTTATCTCGGCAGTCGCCCCCAACTACGGATCTTTCTACTGGGACGCAGCATCGCGTTCCATTGGAAAGGAGGTTTTCGGCATATAGCCGAGAAAGGCGTAGCCCTGCGGCCTTTAACAGCGCGGCAATTCCAACAATTAAGGAAAGCTTAAATGTTCGACATCGATGTAGGCTCTAACGGTAACGGCGGATCTGAAGGCCCATTTGTTCAATGGGCATCTCGGGAAAGCCTGGACGGGGAAATTCCCGGCCGCACCTTCTCCATCCGCGATGCTGACGGCAAGCGGGTATTTGACGCCTTCAACAAAGGCGTTGTTCTCGACATCTATAATATGAAGACCGGCTGGTGCTATTCTACCGGCCAGAAGGGAACGGCCCCTGAGTGGAAGTGGAATGCTTCTATTTCCCATTTTGAGCCGCAACCCCCCTCCGCCAGCAGTGAGCATCGCTGGCAGCAAGGGATCAGCATTCCCTTGGCCTATGGCAAGGCAGACAAGGCGGTATGGGAACAGGCCCAAGCTGGCGCTTTCCAGGGCTTCAGGCAACTTGTCGGCTTGCTGAAGGCGGCCAAAACTGACGGCAAGCAACTGCCTGTGGTGAAGCTGAAAGGCACCACCAAGATTGAAAGCAAGCGCGGTGTTACCCACGCCCCCGAGTTTGAAATCTTGAAGTGGGTAGATCGGCCGGACGTGCTTTCTACCACTAAAGCGCCGGCCGTTGACGATGTTGCGGAAGACGAAATCCCGTTCTAGTCTACTTGCCCCCGGTCAAACGGCCGGGGGCTTCACATCTTTTCCCTAACCCGGAGAAACCGAAATGCCTGTTGAATTAACTGCTGAACAGCAGATGATTGCTTATGAAATTGAGCAATTCGTCAGAAAATCCCCCGAGCAAACCTATGTTCTTCATGGCCTAGCCGGCACTGGCAAAACTACCCTCATGAGTAGTGTTGCCGAAATCTTCCCAGGCGCGATGCTCTGCACGCTGACCGGGAAGGCCGCTTCAGTATTGCGCCGCAAGACGGGTCTGGATGTTTATACCATCCACGCTGCATTCTATAAGCTTATTGGCGAAGAGGTAAAAAATAAGAAGCGAAACCCAGTTTTTTCGCAAGCGCATATCTCCGGCGAGCTAGAAGGCCGCGTGCTGTTCCTCGACGAGTGCAGCATGGTCAATCAAAAGATTGCCAATGATCTGCTCCGAACTGGCGTCAAGGTTGTCGCCTGCGGAGATCCTGGCCAGCTTCCGCCGGTAGAAGGTGATACCTTCTTTAACTATCCAGACGCCATGCTTACAGAAATTCATCGTCAAGCATTGGACAGCCCGATTATTCGCCAAGCGCACCGCGTCAGGCTTGGTGCAAAGTATGAGAACGACGGCGACAATTTCGCCGTCAGAGGATTTGGTGAAGTCTCAAACGACGAGAAAACCAGCGCCGATATTGTTCTCTGCTGGACCAATAAAACACGGCAGGCGGTCAATAAGCACATCAGGCAACTGCGCGGCTACGAAATGGCGCCCATGCCTCAAGCTGGCGAGACAATCCTGTGTCTCAGGAATGCGGTTGATTACGGCATCTTCAATGGCGGTCTGTACACGCTGCTGGAGCCTTTTGTTGAAGGCGACACAGAAATAACCATTGAAGTCGAAGGTCGGCCTGTAACAGTCCATAACGTCAATTTCCATGGGTTGAAGTCAGCCCTGCCGGAAAACATTCAAGCGACCACGTGGTTTGATTTTGGTTACGCGCTGACCGTTCACAAAGCCCAAGGGTCAGAGTGGCAGAAGGTAATCTTAATCGACGAATATCGTAGATCAGAGGATAGGGCCCGGTGGCTCTATACCGGGATAACCAGGGCATCAGAAAAAATCATAATCGTTCGCTGAACAGGGGCGTATCATGAGTAACGCCGAAGGGCTGAAGCCCAACGCTGACGTTATGTTTGATATTCTGTCTCAGTGGTTCAGAGAATGTCACCTGGGCGAGATAGAGATTGGCTGGCGGGATAACGGTAAGCTAAATCGATTCAAGCGGTTTGGCTTGGACGAGATTGAGGAGCTGGCAGCCTTCGCGGCTGACGTGAACTCACGGCCCGGCGCCAATATGTACTTCCGGCCGGCAACGGTAACAGGATCCGCGCCAGCTACAGACGAATGCTTCGCCCAGGCCCCTGGCTTCTGGGTTGACCATGACGAGCTAGCGTCTGTGACCCGCCTAAAAAGCCACCCGCTAAAGATCAAGCCGCCATTCCTGATCGTGACAGGCCGCGATCCAGAAATGCGGTGCCAGTCGTTTTGGCCATTATCCAGCGACCCTATCATCAAGGCGGATTGGGTCAGGGACATCAATAAGGCGCTGCAAACCCATTTCGGCGGCGACCCTATGGTAGTCAATCCAAGCCGCCTCATGCGGATGCCGGGCAGCATTGCATGGCCGGTAAAGGAAGGGCGCACCAAAGCCGAGCTGGTTGAGGTTCTGATCCCCAATGATGGGCGGCCACGGGGCTATCCGCTGCATGCCATCATGGATGTTTGCCGCCAGATTATTCCCAGCGAACCGAAAAAACAGACAGAAGCCCTGAACCCCCCATTGGGTAATATTGAGGTTGAGCCGCCATCATCCGGCCTGCCGGCAATAGACACAGGCCACACGGGCGTCAGCATCTCTACCCTGATCCGCCAGATTGGGCAGCCACACCTCTGGCACCAGTCAGTCCTGCGGCTGGTCGCCTCATGGGTAAACCGGGGCTACTCAGACGCCGAAATCATGCTGATGGCCCCAGCCATTACCATGTCAGGCTACACGCTCAAGCAGACCCGTGAAGAGCTTGCCGCCATGATTGAAGGCGCCAGGAAGAAATGGGATTTGCCCAATGTAGACCCTATGTCTGGGGAGGCTGAGAAAGCCCGCTCCAAAACCCTCCCCCTAATCTACTTTGAGGACGTGACGGTCAATCTGGACGCGGCAGACTTCGTGGAAGGGGTCATCAGCGAAGGCGCCATGTCGGTGGTCTATGGCGAGAGCAATTGCGGCAAGACGTTCTTCATGACCGACTTAGCTCTGCACATTGCCGCCGGCAAACCCTGGAACGGCCGGGCCGTAGAGCAAGGCGGGGTGGTCTACTGCGCCCTGGAAGGCAGCCACGGCATCAGCAACCGCGTCGCAGCCTTCCGCCAGCACTACGGCCTAGAAGACGCCGTGCTGCCCTTCGCCATCATCCCAGTGAGCATTAACCTCCTCGACCCCAAGGCAGACGCCGCCAAGCTTATTGAAGCCATCCAGACGGCCGCCAAGAAGATGGACATGCCGGTCAAGCTGGTGGTCCTAGATACCCTGTCCAGAGCCCTCTCAGGCGGCAATGAGAACGCCCCAGACGACATGGGCGCCTTGGTCAACAGTATCGACAGAATCCGTCAGGCGACCGGCGCGCACGTCTGCGGGATCCACCACAGCGGCAAGGACGCCGCTAGGGGCGCCAGAGGCCACAGCCTCCTCCGGGCAGCGACAGACACGGAGATTGAGATCAGCCGGGCTGACCCTCAATCGCCATCCGTGGCCGTGGTCAAGAAGCAGCGCGAGATGGAAATTGAGGGCAATTGGGCCTTCACACTCCAGACGGTGGAACTCGGCAACAACCGCCGGGGCAAGCCCGTGACAAGCTGCGTAGTCGTTCCGGCAGCAGCGCCTATTGCAAAAACTAAAACAGGCCCACGCCTTAATGATTGGGAAAAAATTGCGTTGACGGCCCTTAAAGATTGCATAGGTGAACGGGGTGAAGTGGGCTTTGGGAACCTCCCAAGGGTCAAAGTTGTTCCAGTTGAGCAATGGAGGCTGAAGTGGGTCAGCCGGGCGAGCATCGATGACCCCGTAACAAAACGAGTAACATGGGGGCGGACAAAGCAGAGGTTAATAAATATTAAGGTTGTTGGCTTCATGGATGAAAAAGTCTGGTTAATTCAAGAGGATAGAGACAATGAGGAAGAATGAGGGGTGGGGAGGGGTAACAAGAGTAACATTTCGAGTAACACACTTGCGAAATGGAAATGTTACCCCGTAACAGAGTAACAGGCGTAACACCTATGTATAGGATGTTACTCTTGTTACTCTGTTACTCCCCCCTGCAAGGGGTAGGGGGGAGAACAAGGAAATGGACAGATCGATAAAAAAAAAAAAAAAAAAAAAAAATAAAACAGTTAGAACAGTTGGAGCAGAAAAATGGTAAAAAAGAGGAGAGGAGGGGCTGTTTCATGCAGGCCCCTCTCCGTAACAAAACGGGCCCCTCCCCACTTGCGTGGGGCCCCTCCCGTTTCGTTACGTCGAGGGGCAGCGGGGAAGGAAGGAGGATCGGGCATGGCCATGAAGGCGCGGGGGCGGTCCCGTCAGAAAGACCCGCCGAAGCAACTGGCCGGGGTGCGCGCTACCCCATTTGAGGTGGAGCGTTGGCGCAGGGCTTGGGGCCATCCGGCCAGCCGGTATTACCTGGGCGGCATTGACCCATTCCCGATGCCCCCAGGAACGGCCTGTAAGCCCTGTCTGGGCGGCATTCGGTTTTGGTGCGAGGCTGATCCACCCCACCGCGAATGGCGCTGCGTCACGTGCCACCCAGCGCCGGCAGGGGTCGCTACCCAGCTGTACGAAATAGACGAAGCGGCCGAAGCGGCCGAGCGTCAGAGAATTGAGGATGCGGCCAAGCCACCGCCGCCGCAACCCAAACCACCCGTCACCACCACGGACAATTGGTGGGAATAAACAGGAGAACTAAAATGAGCGACATCGGACACAACAGCGCAGTGAACCAAGACACGGCCAAGCGGCTGCTTTCAATCATTGAGCGGATCGAGCGGCTGGAGGAGGAACGCAAGGCGCTGCAGGCTGACATCAAGGACATTTACACCGAAGCGAAATCGGCAGGCTACGACGTGCCGACCATCCGCCTGCTGATAAAGCGGAGGGCAGAGGACGCGGCCAAGCGCGAAGAGCGGGAAGCCCTGCTGGAAACCTATCTGGCAGCCCTTGGGCAGCTCGCAGACACGCCGCTGGGCCAAGCCGCTATGGGAGGCTTCTAATGGCCGCCAAGGCGTCTCAGAAGGCTGCTGGGGGGCTTCCCCCGGCAGCGCCGACCATCAGCACCCAGGAAGAGGCGCTCAGCCTCACAGACGTTGCTTTCGATTGGATTATCGTCGCCCGCCGCCCCAACGGGCAGGGCGAGTGGGAACCCACCATGCCCTATGAGGACTGGCGGCTGATGAAGGAAATCCGCGACGACGGCGGCCTGCTGACCACGCAGCGTCGGGATCCTGCCGGCACAGTCCTTTTAGCGAAGTTGAGGAGGGCGGAATAATGGATAAGGTTGAAATCTTGAAAATGGCTTTTGAAAAAGCCGAAACCGCCAAGGAAGCCATGGAATTGGCGCGGGAAATGGAAGCCTTCATCAATGGGGTAAATCCAGTACCCAAATGGGTGACCGAAAGCCAAGAAAGCGATTTTTTTGGCACGCCGGTTGAAATGCCACGTTACAAGCGAAAACCATGGACACAACAAGACTTATTAAGCCTCAACAATTTAATCGTTCAAAACTACGCTTTGGACGACATGCCCGCTATCCTAGGCAGAAGCCGCGATGCCATAAAAACAGCAATTAATCGGCTGAAAACGGGAGAGTACTCTCTTGAGAGCGAGGAGCCATGATCCTCGGCATAGACCCTGGCCTCAATGGCGCCCTCGCTTGGGTGACCGACGACGGCCACCTGATTGAGGTGGCTGACATGCCGGTGATTGAAATCAACGGCAAAAAGAAAGTCAGCCCGCAAATCTTGACCAACACCATTGGCCTGCGAAAAACGCCCCGTCTTACCGTGCTGGAGGAGACGCACGCTATGCCCGGCCAAGGCGTAACCTCAATGTACAATTTCGGATATTCATGCGGCCTCGTGGCGGGTGTTCTGGCTGGCCTGCAATATCCCGTCGCCTTCTACCGCCCAGCAACTTGGAAACGGGCTGCAGGCGTGCCAGCAGACAAAGGGGCAGCCCGGCAGATGGCCCAGCGTTACTGGCCCGGCTGCCGCGACTTTGATCGGGTCAAAGACGACGGCAGGGCAGAAGCCGCACTATTGGCTCGATGGATCGCATTGAAGGGGGAGACAAATGCGTAACATGCCAAAGTCAGACTGGGGCGGGGCATTGCTCGCCTTGCTGATGATCTTGGGAGCCAGCTTCTTTGGCACCTTGGCCGCAGGGCTCGCTCTGCTGCTGGTGTTTGGGTTGATTTAAGGAGGAGGAGACAATGGATGCGAAACTCAGAATTGCCGGGGGCAGGGACGTTGATCTGCATCGTGCTGATAGTCAGTTTGACGCTGACTTGGATGATCTCAACAATCACATCAGCCGAGCAAGGAAGCTCTTTAAGCCAATCCAGCCATCAAACCTCGAATATGAGATAATCCGCGCAAAAGAAATCAATCGCGAAGCGCGTGCATTGTTGGGATTTGACTGATGCTTCACGTGAAACATACGCCACCCGCTTACATTGACCGGATGCTCAACAGCCCGGCAGCATTGCGCGCCCGCGTGCCCATGCTGAAGGATCGGGCCAAGCAGGATCTCGCCGCCGGCGATAGCCTCGCCCATCAACGGACCATGCTGCGCCTTGCCGAGACTGAGCGCGAAATCGCCCGCCAGGATGCCCTGCTGCAAAAGGCGTTGCAGGCAGAGCAATCCAAAGGCTAGAACCGCAGGGACGCTTAAGCATGGCGTCTCTCCTGTTCTAAACTCGCCCCGGCGTCCCCAGCGCCGGGGTCTTTTTATGTAAAACATAAATTGTGGTTAAGTATCTAAAATAAGACTTGTAGCGTTTCGCTACTGTGGTATGTTCCTCCTCAAGGCGATGACGCCGACAAACAGGAGAAACCAATATGCTCGACAACCTCAGCACCGCCGACAAATACGCCACCATCAAGGCCCGCATTGACGAGCTGGAAGCCGAACTCAAAATCGTCCGCGACCAGATCATCGCCTCCGGTGCCGAAACCGTGACCGGCGAATTTGCCGACATCAAGGACACCTTGGCCGAGCGCGCCACCTTTGACCAAACCCTCGCCAAGTCCTTCCTTAACGCCGAGCAAATCGCTGCTTGCACCAAAAAAAGCGTCGTCACCACGCTCCGCGTCAAAGCCAAGGTCGGAGAAATCTGACCTTATGAAAATCAAACCCGTCCTAGACACAACGCCGGAGCATCTGAATAGGCTGATGGTCCGGCTAAAACTCCACCCCAACGACGTGGCCGCCCTCGCAGGCGTCCACCGCGTCACAGTCTATAAATGGCTGGCTGGCACCCATGCCGTGCCAATTTCAGTAATCCGCATCCTAGAAATGCAACGAAAAGGAAAGAAATGACCTATTATGATAACGACAAACAAAGAACTGAATTTATTGACCGTCTGGCGCAAAAAATATGCGTCTACCAAAAAGAAATGGCGGTGGAAGAAAATATTGATGACCCCGATTCAGCCGCTGCTCTTTTGCGCGCTTTCCATCTATGGGTGCTTGCTTTTGCCCCTGAAACCATGATTGCAAAAACTCTAGAAAGAGGGGGAAATTATTTAATAGAATCAATGCCTGAAGCAAAAAAAGCAGAAGAATATCGGAAAAAGGGGCTGCAATAATGAGCGAAACCATCTGGGGCTATTGGCTAGACCACGAGGGCGGCACATGGATCACGCTGCCCAAGCTCCCCCTCACCCGCGCCGGCTTCACCAAGCCGCCATTCACAGTCACCCGGCCAGACGGCAAGGTGCTGCATGTGGTGGAGCGAGAAAACATAAAAAGTGGTTAAGTATCTACATAAGGGGGTTGTAGCGTTTTGCGACAATCTATAGAAGTGTCTTCAAGGCAATAACGCCGCCAAACAGGAGATACCAACATGACCATCACCGAAACCTCCCTCTCAGTGTTCCTCGCCTACGCCCGCGATGCCGGCAACTGGAGCGGCACCCCGCTGGTCGGCGGCAATGTCGGCGGCAGCAAGGAAGAGCGCGGCAACCTCACCCAGCTCAAGCAGGCCGGCTTCATCAAGACCTTCAACGACGGCGCCGACACCTGGATCGACTTCACCGCCGCCGGCCGCTCCCTGGCCGCCCAGCACGGCATTAACCTCTAAAACAAAAAGGGGGCTACGGCCCCCACCCTCACAGGAGAAACGAAAATGAACATCAATTTCAAAATTTCCGCCCGCATCCTTGCCCTCGTCAACAGCGGCAAAACCTTGCCAGAAGCCTTCGACGAAATCCTGGGCCAGGGCGCCTATTCCAAGTTGGCCGGCGAACTCTACGACGCGATGCGAGAAGGCTGAAGACAGGGTGATGGCGGTTGCTTGTTGCGGCCGCCTTCGCGCAATCCAACAAATACGCGCGCGAACCCGTTGATATCGTTTATTTTCCTGGCTTCAGCAAAATGGTTTGCGCTGCAAAAACTCAATCAAATCAGCTTTTTCTTGTGGCAACCCACCTTAATCCCTACAATATCTGGAACCTGTGGGGTGAACCATGATCAAAGACCTAATCCAGCGCATGTTCGCTGCCCGCAACGCAGCGCACCTGGAACACTGGAAAACCAACTCCTACGCCCAGCACAAAGCCCTCGGCGGCTATTATGACGGCGTAATCGACAAGCTGGACGACCTAATTGAAGCCTACCAAGGCTCCTTTGGGCTCGTGAACCTCAGCGAAACTGACAACATTATCAAACTGATAAACGATGAACTTCTCTGGTTAAATGAAAACCGGGAAGCCATCTGTAAAGGGGTGCCGGCGCTGGAGAATATCCTAGATGACCTGACGGCGTTGCATATGAGCACGCTCTACAAACTGGAAAATTTACGGTGATCTGATGGCTAAGCAGGAGAAAGACCGAGAAGAATTATCCAGCCCTATAAAAAGACGGGGGCGGCCGCCGTATGAGCCGACCGAAAAAGACCGGCTGTACGTTGAGAAAATGGTGGGGCTTGGCCTGACGCAAGCGCAAATCGGCAAAATCATGGGGATGGCCGAGGAAACCATCGTTAAGCACTTTCGCGAAGAGTTAGACAACGGCGAAGCAAAGGCCAATTCGGCCGTGGCTCAGAACCTGTTTAACATTGCGACCAGCCGGGAGCAGGGGTCTGTTGCTGCGGCTATCTTCTGGATGAAAAGCCGCGGTAAGTGGAAAGAAATCAACCACGTTGCTCATGGCGGCGACAATGACAGGGTGCCCATCAAAATCGACGCCAGCCTGAAGGGCCTCTCTGATACCGAGCTGGACCAGATGCAGAGCCTGTTAGGGAAGGCGGCAGGAACGAAGAATGAGGGTTGAAAAGATAGGATTGGCGACGCTCTACCTGGGTGATTGCCGCGATATTGCAGCGTCGCTGGAAAGGCCAGCGGCGGTGATTACTGATCCGCCTTATGGGATGAAGGCTAACACTGATTACACGCGATTTTCAAGGAAGGGGACACCACGCGGAAAAGGTGTGGCCCATCTGCGTGTTTTGGGAGATGACGAACCTTTCGATCCTTCGTGGATGTTACATTTTGACCGTGTTGTTATTTGGGGGATGAATAATTTTCCGGCTTCATTGGTAGCGGGCGCTGCGCTTATTTGGGATAAACGAAATGATGGCGCCGAAGGAACTTTCCTTAGTGACGCAGAAGTTGCATGGCTAAAGGGGAAACGGGGTTGTTATATTTTTAGATGTGTTTTTACTGGATCAAGTAGAGCTTTAGACGCTGGATTTGGCCCTTATGAGATGTCAGCTCATCCAACGCAAAAGCCAGTTTCCCTTATGCGCTGGTGCATTCAGCAAGCCAAAGTCCCCGATGGCGGAACCATCCTGGACCCCTACATGGGCAGCGGTTCAACTGGTGTCGCGGCGGTTCAAATGCGCCATCCGTTTATTGGGATTGAGATGGAACCCAAGTATTTTGATATTGCCTGTCGCCGGATAGAGGAAGCCCAGCGGCAGGGTGATTTGTTCCGCGACGCTGCAGAATGAACGCCACGCTCAAGCCCGAGGTGTTGCTGGAGGCCATTAAGCGCGAGCAAAAGCGCCGGGCTGCCTCTGCGTCATTGTACGAGTTTGTGCGGCAAGCTTGGCCGGTGGTCGAGCCTGGAGTGCCCTTCATCCCAAGTTGGCATATTGAAGAGATCTGCGAGCATCTGGAAGCCATCACCGCCGGCGAAATCCGCAAGCTGCTGATCAACATTCCGCCGCGTCATTCCAAATCCACCATCGTCAGCGTGATGTGGCCGATGTGGGAATGGCTCACGGATCCTAGCCACAAGTACCTCTGCGCTTCCTACTCCGGCAACCTCTCCATCCGCGACAACCTGAAAGCGCGGCGCCTGATCCAATCGCCCTGGTATCAGGAGCGGTGGGGGCATCTCTTTAAGCTTGCCGGCGATCAGAACGCGAAGCAAAGATTTGAGAACGATAAGACGGGTTATAGGTTAGCCACCAGCGTGGGTGGCACAGCCACGGGCGAGGGCGGCAGCCGCCTGATCCTCGACGACCCCCACAGTGCCCAGGAAGCCCAGTCTGACGTAATCCGCGAAAGCGCGCTTGAGTGGTTCGATATGGTGTGGAGTACGCGCCTCAACGACCCCAAGCGCGACGCCATGGTGACGATCATGCAGCGCCTGCACGAAAGCGACATCAGTGGCCACATCCTGCAGGATATCGGTGGGTGGGAACACCTGATGATCCCGGCCGAGTGGGATGGGGTGCGGCGCAAGACAAGCCTCGGCCCCTATGATCCGCGCCAGAAGAAAGGCGAGTTGATCTGCCCGGAACGGTTTGGCGCCAAGGAAATCACCGAGCTAAAGCAACTGCTCGGCAGCTATGGCACCTCGGGCCAGTTGCAGCAGGATCCGGTGCCAAGCACGGGCGGTATCCTCAAAACCAAAGAGTTCCAGCTTTGGCCGGCAGATAAAGGGCTGCCGCAGTTTGAGTTCATCCTGCAATCGTATGACTGCGCCTTCACCGAGAAAACGTCTGGCGACCCTACCGCCTGCACGGTCTGGGGGATCTTCAGCCACAACAATCAGCGCAATGCCATGCTGATTGACGCCTGGGACGAGCATCTCAGCTACCCCGAGCTGCGGGCCAGGGCCATCAAGGACTGGTCAACCGAGTATGGTGGCACGACCGTCAAAGACGGCCTCCGCACCGCCCGCCGGGCTGACCGGATCTTGGTGGAAGCCAAGGCGTCTGGGCAGTCGCTGCTGCAGGATCTCCGCTTGGCCAAGGTTCCGGCTGTCGCCTACAACCCCGGCAACGCCGATAAAATCAGCCGCGCCCACCAAGCCAGCCCGACGTTGGAGATGGGGTTCCTCTGGCTGCCCGAGAGCGGCAAGAACCGGGGCCAGCCGGTGAGCTGGGCGCAGGGCTTCCTGAAGCAGTTGACCAAGTTCCCCGTGGCAGACCACGATGATTATGTGGACACATTCACCCAGGCGGTGATATTCCTGAAGAACGAGGGGTGGTTCGATCTGCCGCAGGCCCGTGAACGTGACGAGCCACGGCAGTATAAGCGTGAGAGGGTCAACCCGTATGCCATCTAAAAAGCCAATCTGGGACAAAGCCCGCCCCAAAGGTTTAGGCAAGCCGAAAGGGCTGTCAGACGAGCAGAAGGCTTCTGCGAAGGCCATGGCCAAGGCTGCTGGCCGACCCTATCCAAATATGATCGACAACATGCGGGCGGCGCGCAAGAAATGACCAAGCGCGTTGATAAGGATGCTATGGCTTGCAACAAGCCGCATCGCACGCCGGACCACCCCAAGAAATCGCATATCGTTAAAGCCTGCTACGACGGGCACGAGAAAATCATTCGCTTTGGTGAGCAGGGCGCCAAGACCGCCGGCAAGCCCAAGGAAGGCGAATCGGAACGAATGAAGACCAAACGCGCATCGTTCAAGGCGCGGCATTCCGCCAATATTGCTAAAGGCCCCAGCAGCGCCGCTTACTGGGCCAACAAGGTGAAGTGGTGATCTAGATGTCCGATACGCGCACACGAGCCCACGCTGCCGTCCTCCGCGAGTTGGAGCGCACTGCGCGCTATCGCCCCATGACCAGTGAGTTTGACGCAAATGCGGCCTTTGCGGCCGATAGGCGTTCACAGAGAAGCCAGCCCCTGCCGCTGCCGCCAACACCCCCGGCTGTTGCACCTCCCCCACAGACCGGGGCTACCCAGGCGGGGGCTGGCCCCCTTTCTCCAGAAGTCACCGCTTCAATCTATCCGTCAATCCGTGACCGACTGCCAGAGAACAATCCTTGGGTGGCCGAGGCTGTCAGGATTGCAGAGAAGTACGATCTGCCGCGTGACGTGTTTTTGGCGTTGGTCCAGCGCGAGAGCAATTTCAATCCGACCGCTACAAGCAATCGCGGAGCAATTGGACTGACGCAATTGATGCCGGACACGGCGCGGGAACTGGGCGTTGATCCCCGTGATCCTGCTGCCAATCTGGATGCTGGGGCGCGGTATTTGCGGCAGCAGATTACCCGCTTTGGCAGCCTGCCGCTTGCTTTGGCGGCCTATAATGCTGGCCCGCGCCGGGTGACTGACGCTGGCAATCAGGTGCCTCGAATTGAAGAGACTGTCAAATTCGTTGACAATATTCTGCGCAATGCGGGCATGGAGGGTTATCTTCACCCTCAGCATGATCCTGAGAAGGGTTATGCTGAAGGTGGCCTTGCGTCATTAGATCAGAAATACGCCGACGGCGGCACAGTTCGCCGCCCGGCTGCTGCGCCTGTGCCTCGGCCTTCCGATGAGGATTATCTCAGCATCTTGGCTGACCGTGCTGTTGGTGCTGGCGAGCCTGTTGCTGAGCTGCGTTCTTCTGAAGGTCGCGGGTTTGCGCCGATGCCATTTCAGGGCGAAGGGTTCCAGCGCATGAGCGCAATGCTGCGCGGCGAGGTTGAGCCTACGCCCGGAGAGCAAATGGGCTTGAATATTGTGCGCGGGTTTACTGAAGGGCCTGCAAGCATTCGCGCCTATCATGGCAGCCCATATCGTTTTAGACGGTTTGATATCTCAAAAGCCGGAAGCACAACCGATGAGGGGCAATTAGGGCGCGCTTTGTATTTTACTACAGACAAAGCAGGCATTGAGCGCCTTAATGCGCAAGGAGCACCAGTTTGGCCAAATCGGTATGAAGTTGATTTGAATATTGAAAATCCACTTCAATTAAAACTGCCTTCCTGGTTTGCGGATAAACGTAGATTAATTCGTGAAGAATTAAATCTTCCAATGGACGCTAGCGCGGAAGAAGTTGCCCAAAAAATTATCTCAAGAGGGCATGACAGTGTTTCTTTAGATTATTCCCCTGTAAAATATTATCATCAAGAATTAGGTGTTTTTGACCCTGATCTGATTAACCTTGTGCGCCGCTATGAAGAGGGCGGCATGGTGCGTGAGCCTGCAACTGCGTATGACCCGGATGAGATTGACCGGATTGTGCAGGAGTTTGCCGAGGGCGGCGAGGTAGAGGCGCCGGCAGAAACAACGATCAGCGGCCAGGATCATAAGCTGGCCTACATTACGGATCGGGAGGCTGCGCTGCTGAAGGCGCGCGGTGGCTCCGGCCGCATGACGCGCTATGGCATTCGCGCCTATGATGATGCCAATGGTGATGGGCCTGGGGGAAGCGACAGTGACAGCAGCAACAGTAATTCAGAAGCTGGCGCTCAAGATGCTGCCGGGGGTAATGCCGGTCAAGGCGCTGGACCCACTGGTGCCGGCGCTGGAGCTACTGGTGAAGCTGGTCCTGGGCCTACTAGTGCCGACACGGGGGTAAGTGGCCCAGGCATGTCTAATGCTGACCCTGAAGGCACTCAGGCAGCAGCAAATGCTCAAACGGCAAATCAAGCGCAGCAACAGGGGCTTGGCTTTGGGATTGCTGACACAGGCGGTTTTGCGCCAACCGGCTTCAATGCTGCGCCGGGGATTGCAGAGGCAATTGGGGCTTATTCTCGAGGCGACATTAGTTTGGCCGAGGCCATTGGCTACGGGCTGCAGTCTGGCTTAGCCCCTCCTGGCGTAACGCCCGGCATCAGCGTCAACGAAGTTGGCGTTCAGACGCCTGCTGTTTCGGTGGATCCGCTGGGCTTAGGGTTGGGCCTTGCTGGCTTAGCCGTTGGCGTACCCGGACTTGGCGCGCTTGGCGGGTTTATTGGTTCTCAGATCAGCAACGCTGTAGGCTTGTCACCGTCTGTGTTTTCAAGCAATCCAAATGAAGGGCCTGCGGCGCCAAGTGACATGGGCGGCGGTGAGTATTCATCTTATGGCCAAATGCAATATGGGGTGCCAACGAGTTCAACCCTTCCGACTTCAGCGCCTAGCACGGCCAGCAGCGCGCCTACGGCATGGGATTGGAACGAAATCCAGCGGCAGGCGACGCTGCTTGGCATGAGCGTGGACGAATACATGGCAAGCCGCTGGAAGAACCTGCCGCTTGGGATGCCGATGAAAAAGGGCGGCCTTGCTGACCTGCATGCCAAATATGCCGATGGTGGTGAGGTTGAAGATAATGGCGGGGTAGAGCGGTATGACCCGCGTGAAATTGATGCGCTGGCCAGCGAGTTCATGGCGGAAAGCAACCCGGCTGATTTAATGCAGCGCTCAAGGATGATGCTGCGCGGCATGAATGTTGGTATGCCAACAAATGTTGGCGCGCTTAATTTGTCTGACAATGAAAACGTTTCAAACTACACCGGGCTGAGAGAAATGCCGATTGAAGACGATCGGTTTTCGCGGGCTCTTCGCACGCTTAACACGGGCATCAATGCAACGCTGGACCAAGAGCGCAACATCCGCTTGGGCGCGGGCTTGCTGGCTATGCAGGACGCCAGTGACCGCGGTATGAGCGGTTATGGCGCCAACCTGTCTGCCGGCTACGGGCCGCTGTCGTTGCAGGGCGGATATCAGGCTGCCGTGCCTGGGTATCCTAGCGCCAAGTCGCAAGGCGTTTACACCTATGGTGGCAACCTCAATATTCCGCTTGATGAAGAGGGTGTTAGGGCATTGCTTGGCGCGCAAGTAATGTCTGGCCGCCGTGGCAGCGCAGGCATGGGTAATGCTGGCACGTTAATTACGGGTGGTCTTGAAAGGCCATTCCTTGACGGCACCTTGGGTGTAGATGTTTCCGTGGATCCGACGCTGCGTAATAAGGAAATACTATTTGGCTACCGGAGGGCCTTTTAATGTCTGAAACTCTCAATGATGACGACGATGATCGTGGGGAAACTGTAGAGTTTCTGGACGAGAAAACCAGCGAAGTGAGGGACACTGAAGATGGCGGAGCAATCATTCGGCTTGAGAATGAAGAAGAAAATCAAAGCAATCTGGAACACTTTGCGAACATCGTTGAAGAAGTTGACCCAGCGCTTCTCAAAGAAGCGGTAAACGATCTTCTTGAAAAGATTGAGCGCGACAAGGAGGCCCGCGAAAAGCGCGACAAGCTTTACGAGGAGGGCCTTCGCCGCACTGGCCTAGGCGATGACGCTCCTGGCGGCGCGCAGTTTACGGGCGCCAATAAGGTCGTTCACCCGATGTTGGTGGAAGCGTGCGTGGACTTCTCTGCGCGCTTCATGAAGGAAATTTTCCCGCCCAACGGGCCGGTTAAGAGTAAAATTTACGGCCAAAAAGACAAAGAGAAGGTGGATAAGGCCGAGCGCAAGGCCACCTTCATGAATTGGCAGACCACCGAGCAGATGCCGGAGTTCCGGTCTGAGTTGGAGCAGCTCAGCACGCAGCTGCCGCTGGGCGGCGGCCAGTACATGAAGTTCATGTGGAACAATCAGCATCGGCGACCACAGGCCGAGTTTGTGCCGATTGACGATATTTACCTGCCGTTTGCCGCCACCAACTTCTATTCGGCCGAGCGCAAGACGCACGTTCAATACATCACTAAGATGGAATATGAGCGGCGCGTTAAGGCTGGCATGTATATTGATGTGGATCTTGGCTACCCGGATGATCCGGAGTTCTCTAAGGCCAGCATCGCCAACGATAAGATTGAGGGCCGCAAGTCCACCAGCTACAATGAGGACGGGCTGCGGACGATCTTTGAAATCTACACGTTTCTGGATTTTGATGAGGGCGTCAGCCCCTACATCCTGAGCGTGGACAAATCCACCGGCAAGGCGCTGTCGCTGTATCGCAACTGGGAGCAGGACGACCCCAACCACAAGGAGTTGGATTGGATCGTTGAGTTCCCGTTTGTGCCTTGGCGCGGTGCTTATCCGATTGGCCTGACGCACATGATTGGCGGCCTTTCTGGGGCTGCTACGGGCGCGCTAAGGGCTTTGCTGGACAGCGCCCATATCCAGAACATCCCCACCCTGCTGAAGCTCAAGGGCGGTCCTGGCGGCCAGACCATCAACCTCCAGCCGACTGAAGTGGTGGAAATGGAGGGCGGCGCGCTGATTGATGACGTGCGTAAGCTCGCCATGCCGATGCCGTTCAATCCGCCGAGCCCCACGCTGTTCCAGTTGCTGGGCTTCCTGGTGGACGCTGGTAAAGGCGTCGTGCAGACGTCCTTTGAAAAGCTGAGCGACCAGAACCCCAATCAGCCTGTCGGCACGACGATGGCGCTGATTGAGCAGGGGATGGTGGTGTTCTCCAGCATCCACTCGCGCCTGCACAACTCAATGGCGCGGTGCTTCAAGATCCTGCACCGCATCAACAGCGCCTATCTGACTGAGGAGGATATTGAGGCGCAGGATGCCGGGATTGAGATTGAGCCGTCAGACTTTGATGGTCCGCTTGATGTTGTGCCCGTCAGCGACCCGGCAATCTTCTCTGAAACGCAGCGTTTCGCCCAGGTGCAGGCGATCATGCAGCGCGCTGGCGCCTTGCCGCAGATGTACGACATGCGGAAGGTGGAGGAGATGTTCCTCCGCACCCTCAAGGTGCCAGCCGATGAAGTGCTGCAACCGCTACCGGCAACCGAGAATATGGATCCGGTCAGCGAGAATGTCGCTGCTACCATGGGGCGGCCAATTTATGTGATGCCGCAGCAGGATCACATGGCGCATATCATGACGCACATGGCGTTCCTGAAGTCTCCGCTGTTTGGCAGCAACCCGGTGATCATGAAGACGTTCCTCTATCCCATGGCCACCCACCTGCGCGACCATCTGCTGAACTACTATCTGGTGGAGGCGCACAATGCTGTGGACGAGGCCCAGAAGCAGGGTCTTATTCCTGACGAGGCGACTGAGCAAACTAAGGTAATTGTACAAGTCCAACAGTTTATTGAGCAGCAGCTCGGCGCCTTTGGCCAAGAGTTGGCGCAGATTGATCAGGCCGCCCAGCAATTCCGGCCGCAACCGCCGATGCCGCCTGATAGCAGCATGCAGGTCGCGCAACTCAATGCCCAAATCCAAGGACAGGCGTTGCAGCAGCGCGCTCAGGTTGATCAGGCCAAAATCCAGATTGAGCAGCAGAAGTTGCAAATTCAGCAGCAGAATGATGCGGCCAAGCTTACGGATCAGCAGCAGGCTCGGGCCGAGAAGTTGCAGGCTGAGCAGTTCCGGCAGATGGCCGAAAGCCAGCGCACCGCAGCTGAGGTGGCTGCGCGTGAGCGTATGAACACGGCGGACAATGACACCGCCAAGTTGCTTGCGGCGGCCGAGATGGCCACCGGCGAGAAGGTGGCGGTAAGCACCGGCACCGGCATCAACCCTGGAACGCGATAAGGAAATCACCATGGCCGATAAGCCGAAAGAGGGCACTGTCTCTATGAACAGTGCCTATGTGAAGCAGAAGCACCGCTTGGCTGCGGGCGAGAAGGTGGACGGTCAGTCTTTGCCGCCTGAGCCAAAGGCCGAAAAGAACCAAGCGTGAATTTTGAGACTAAGCTCTTAAACCGCCTCAAGGCAGCGCAGCAGCAATTTGCGGCAGATGCCTTGAAGCGGCCCCAACAGCGCGATGCCTTTGAGTACGGGTATCGTGTCGGTGTGGTCGCCGGATATGAGGCCGCCATTGAAGTACTCTTAAAAATTCTTGACGAGGAGAAGAATATTGACAACGACTTATGAGAACGCTTTGGGAGAGGCTTTCCCGGCAGTTAGCGCCGGCGTGCTGCCTTTC